AGCGTAGTGGTGCCACAGCCTTTATCAATGATCGTCGCAATCATTATGACATTGCCAATATTGTAAAATTAAACATGTGGATTGCAGATATACGGGCCCAAGGTATTGTTAAACCTGTTATGCTGTATTATGATGGTGAAGAACGGTTAGGAATCAACAATGGCGAAAGTCGTTTACGAGCACTGGAGCGGGTGGGATCCATTACAACCCTGAACGGATTTATCAGTACCAGATCTGAACATCGACATCTTTTTGCTCATTTAACAGAAGTAACATCATTTGATCAATTTGCTGAAATTTGTGGCGCCGAGTCCGGGCAAGAGTTTCAATTTACTTTCACAGATCCGTCTGCGCCCTACGGTATATTTTGGTATGAATATGATAGCGAGCGCACACGCTTGGTAACGCCCGGAGAAAAGACCTGTGTGGCCGCCCTGGAACGCTACTTGACCGAACACCCTGCTACACAATTTACACCACAGTGGTTTGATGATCTGGTGGCATGGGATCAGTATGGACTTTCTTTTTTGTAAGTCCAGTAGTTGATTTGTAGGCACCTGCGCACTGAATCGAAATGAGTCGGTGGATAATCGTGTAGAGTATCGGGTCCTGCTACAAAAAAGAAACAACGATTGTCTCGGCTTTCTACTCTGGTACCATCGCCCAGTCCGGTGCCGGGCCATAACTGTGCATGATCAGTGTATACCAGGGCACTAAGACGTTTTTCAAAATGATCCAGGTGCGGTTCCAGGCTAAAATCACCTATGTCGCTGATTACTTCTACTCTAGGATAAAGACCTGTATAATCAATACCGGTAGCTGATTCAAAAAAAGTTTTGTATTCTCCGTCTTGTAAACTACAGTACAGTTGATAAAGATGTGGATATTGATCCTGATTAGTTTCGTCAACAAAGAAACGTTCTGAGCCATTTCTACGTCCAGCTACTAACTGTGGTAAAGCTGAGTCAACCGCCTTTAATTCAGCCAGGCATTCTGCTGATAAAAAATCGTCCGCGATCCAATGCTGCCAGGGTTGATCAACCTGCATAGAAACTCCGTTGTAGGGCCTGTTGCCAATCCAGTTGCCGATCACCTGTGGCCTCTATTTCAATACCCATCCAGGGTATAGCATCATTACAGTGCCCAGTAAATCCTTTTTTGGCGTGTATCTGCTGTTCACTCCAACGTTCTAAGAACATTCTTTTAATTAGGGGTTTGCCACGACGCAGTTCCGTGGGCAAGTTAAGTGCTAGATCCATAATGGGTCGGGCCAAGAATGGACTGCGTGGTTCTATACCATAGGCGCCATTGATTACATCTGCGGATCTAGCGTCACAGCCTACAATCTGATGCCAGTAATCAGCCAACAAGGTAGCAGCTTCAGCATCGCCCCTACAAACGTCTATGCATTGACGCCACAAGGGTGTGCCCTGACTGTAAGGACTGGCTGATGCGTCTGCTGTAAACTCAAGATCTTGGTATATGGTGTAACCACCAAACAGCTCATCTGCACCTATACCAGTGAATATGACACGTTGTCCGCACAAGGCTGCTATTAGCCATTGTCCTACAAAGCTACCGGTCTGTATGGGCATTTGTAGGCGTTGTTGGCAAGCAGCAAATGCTAGAGCAAAATCTTGTTCATCCACATCAAAACGGGCCAAGCGATTTAGTTCTCCGGCAGTAAGGAATCCTTCTACACGTTCGCTTATGGGGTCTTTGCCCCGCATGTTGGTCGTGTATATGTAAGCACCCGGCAAGTGACTCAAGATAATACTGCTGTCAAGACCGCCCGAATAGGTTAATGCAGAGTCACAGGCTGGCGTCATTTGTCGCATCACACCACGCCAGCGTGAACTAAACTCTTCGTAAGCTTCATCTTCTGTTTGTGCTTGTGGTTCTCGAATCCAAGACCATATGCTGTCTATTGCACCTGCTGGGTGTCCATCTCTATACAGCATGCCCGGTACGCAACGTGTGATGCCTGACCAAGGTGTGGTATCTAGCATGGTCCAATTGCGTGTAGTATATGGTTGCGGTTGTTTAGTAGCATTGATATAACTCAGGATAGGTGCTACTTCTGACGACACAATTAAGATGCTGTCGTCTTGGTACTGATACAGGGCACGTTCGCCTTGCGGATCCGAGGCATACAACACAGTCGTATTGTCGGTCCAAGCCCAGGCCCAGGGACCCCATCCGGCTTTTAGTCTGCCCAGGTCCTGTTCCACACACTCGTGTACAAACTCTGTGTCAGTGGTATAAGCACCTAAATCTCTGTAGTTGTAGATCTCGCCGTTGTAGGCCAGGAAGTTGCGAGGACTGTTATCGTAATACTCTCGATTGCCGGTAATGTGTAGCACTGTTTGTCCAATGAACGTTGTGCCTTCGTGACGATAGCGTGAGAAGTCTGGTCCACGACTTTCAATCAGTTTTAATGCATCCAGGTGTTTTCGTAAAGGAATTCGGTCGCGACTGCGAACCATCAATATGCCGCACATGATTTACTTACCATGAAAAAAGGACCCGAAGGTCCTTTTGTGGTTACATTGAATTGGATTATTCAAATGTTTTGGTTAGGGTTGCTACAACTGCGTTCTTGTAAAGTTTTTGACCATTTACATTGTTAGCTGTTTGGAAAGTGCTTGTCATAGAACTATTAGTGTAGTACTTGGCATTGATTGACCAATCTTTTGGCAAGGCATAGCCTAAGCCAACGTTCATGTCATTGTAGTCCAAGTTACTACTGTTAGCAACGTTAGTACGACCATAGTGAGCCAAGAAACTCACGTCTTTCAACTTGGCACTCAAAGGTGCAAGTGATTGAGCGATATCAGCTTGTGTATAGTTTGTGTTTTTAGCATTGGCAGTACCAAAGTAACCGTTGCCCAATGTCTGGCTGTACTTAACTGCCACAGGACCATAACCTACGCCAATGAAACCTTCGTATGTGTCATAGTTAGAACCTGTCTTGGCTGAAGTAGTAGCACGTGGATAGAAGTAGTTGTATGTACCAACATCAATAGTGATGCCACGGTAGATATCTTTCTTGTATCCTGCATAGAGATCGCTCTCAACACCAGCACCGTTTGTGTAAACTTGTGAACTTACACTACTGTTCCAGTTACCAATATACAAACCACTTGAGTGTGCATAGTCAACGCCGCCTTGGACAGCAGGAGCATTTTGGGATTGACTAATGCCGCGGAAACGGTAGTCACTGGTCAAACCTAAATTGCCAGATACCTGAGCGTGAGCCGCGGTAATGCTAGCCAGAGCAAGAATTGCTAATAGTACTTTTTTCATCTGATTATTTCCTTTTAAGAATGTTGAGACGAAGCTCAACATAATATTTAGTGGTTTTTACTGATGGTCTGCAAAAAATGCAGACTTTCTAGTAACTTTTAGAGTTAACTGCGTACAAAAAGAAACCCGCCGAAGCGGGTCCTGTTAGTTTCTGTTACGAGGTATAACTACCCTAGGCGGCCTAAGCTGCCAATGCGAACTGTTCGTCGTTTGCGTTTACGTTATTTGCTTTTTACGTCTACTCCTGACGTGTTGCCTTTTTCGTTATCTCGCCATGTCGAAACCTTGTCATCCCCATCATAAAGATACATACCGCATAGTTTACAAAACAGGCTATTCCCCACAGATACTGCCAGTGCCAATTTTCAAACATAATATATCCTTATGGTGGAGATGCCGGGAATCGAACCCGGGTCCACAGCGCCTTCACTACGAAGGAATTACAACAATACTTTAATTATAACCTTTTACGGCTTTTCCGTCAACCTTTGGGTTGCCTTTTGCGTGAGCGTCTTGTAACTTACTACGATCACGTTCGTCTGGCAACGGACCGCAACCCAATCGATTCCATTCTTGTTTGGAATAGTAATAGCCTTCTACAGGTTTTTTGTTTGGTTTCATTTGCAGATATTTAGTTATCAATTTCCTTGTTTTGCAGTTTGTATATCATTTTCATATTTTGTTTGTAATTGTTTGATCTTGGATATTGAACCTGTGTAGAATTGTTCTGTGCTGATTCCATCAAACACTGGAGGACGCATAGCAGACAACTTGTAAATTTCAGACAGTCCTATTTTTTGAACAGCTGAATCTAATATAACGCTGATGGCTTTTTGTCTGGCCTTGGGCATGCTTTTATGCGATATAATAATGTTGAAAATGTACGGAGCGTCTGCTCCTAGTTCTCTAACTGTTTTGATGTTGGGTGCTTGGGCAAGTCTTGCTGGGCAGCTGGCAGCAACCATTTGTAACTTGGGATTTTTAATTTTAAAAGACTCGTAATTTTCGTATTTGTCAATGATAAAATCCACACCATTATCCGCTGCCATGTTTGCTAATGCATCAAAGTTTGATTTAAAAACAATATATCTAACTTTAAAATTATATTTTTTTGCAAGACTTAGTGCAGTCAAGTGAGTGGCATTACCAAACCCAACTCCGCCTACTACAAATTCAGTACCACTATTGAGAGGTTTGTTAGCAATGACCGCCCAGCAGGCATCTCCTAGCGCATGAATGGGCACATAATCTGATTCATTCAGTTTGCCAGATGCAATATTTTCCACATACGACGGAGCAATAATAGCCAGACTGTTGTCGGGCTCCAGGCTCTTGACCGCAATAATTTGATTGCCGCCGGGTTTAAAATCCAAAATAAATTTGTAAATGTCTTGCGAGCCATTGGCCTGATCAATTATTCTTCTCAATGCAGGTGTGCCGCTGTGTCCTGGACTGTAAGGAGAATATATTTTGATAATTTCCGAAGCCTGGACAATAGCTGGAGACAAGGCTATCAGTATAACTAATAATATTTTTTTCATAAAAATTTTAAAAGAAAAAGTGGGCAGACCGCCCACTTTATTTGAAATATCAACTGCGTTTAATACGGTCAATCAGTCCTGGTGAGAATGTGGGTTCAAACTGCTCGTACACTGCTTGAGCCTTTTGCTTCCACTCGGCTGTTTCTTCTGGTGTCAGGTCAACAATGTCAATACCGTCGGCCATCAACTGCTGTTTGGCCGCTTCGCCGTCTTGTATAGTAACTTCACGTTCACGACGACCTGCTTTGATAGCAGCATCTTTGATCACAGCTTGTACTTCTGGACTTAACGTCTTCCAAAAGTCATCGCGCATGATCATGGTGGTCAAAAATAAGCTGTGCTTGCTGTCAATTACAGTTTGGCTAACTTCATTTTGACCCAAGGGATAAATGCGACTGTAAACAGTTTCGCCACCTTCGCAATCACCTTCGATGATGTGGGCACGGGTGTCTTCGGTTTCACAAACAAAAACATCAGCGCCCAACACACGCATGGTTTCCTGAGCAACAGGATTACGATTGGTTCTTATTTTCATTTGCTGCCTAGATCTTTGAGTGTGCTGACTTTTTTGTTGGCAATAATGTTACGGAAGCCGCCTGAGTATGTGAATGCCATACCACGCACATTGGATTTCTTGGTGATCTTTTCTAGCAATTCTTCACCAACTGGACCTTCCAACACACGAGTTGCATGGTCGTGATCACTGAAAATAAACGGCATTTCCAATGACAACATGTCATGCTCGATATCTTCGGCTAACCAGGTTGTGTACATCTGACTCATTTCAATCTTGCCTTGATCCATCAGATCGATCAAGTCGTGTTTTGTAACCAAAACACCATCATTGTATTTCATGCTGTACTCGGACAGAGTCATTACTTCAACTTCGATCTTTTCTGCACTTTGAGCTTCATTAACAAACTGCTGGAAATCTTTAGCTGCACGCAAAAATAGGCTTAATGGTTCGTGAGCAATTACCCAACGAATTTTAGTAGTTTTCATATTTGATTCCTTTATATAAAATTAGAGCGGCGTTCTAATGTAACACATTAGTAAAAGGGTCTGTTACCCCAAGCGTCTGACGTCAATTGAATATCGGCGTTGCTGTAATTATTTAGCCCGTGCTGTTATTTGTCCAATTTAACACCCTGGGTCAAGCGTCTCCACTGTACCAGCTGTGAATTGTACCAGTCGTTTAGCTGTGCATCGGGCATTTGATTGTTGGGCACACAGTTATCAGCGGCATTGGCATCACGTACTGTTTTGGCACGACTGGCTACTACTAGAATTTGACGAAGTTCGTTGAATCGTGCATCAGGTAACTTGCGTGACGCAAAGATCTGTTGCGGTGTACTCATGCTGGTCAGGTTTTTACTGAATCCTTGTTTGGACAATAGTTCTGTGCCTTTGATACTGTGATCGCCAGTTTGCCCCAGCCAGTAGACCTGTCGGACCGCTCCTGGTGCAGTATACTGTTCACTGTCACCGTGGAAGCCCACGCTAAAATCCACAGTACCACTTAGCACGTTCAACAAGGCTTCGCTGGTGCTTTTAAATGGCACAATGGTCATGTTGGGATAGTTCTTGGCAATCTGCAAGCTGACCAAGTGTGTGGTGGTTCCTAAGCCGCTCATGCCAATTGACAGACGGGCATCACGTGGCACTTCTTTCCATGTTTTGTAACGGGCACTGCTGACCACAAACGGACTCACACACATGGGCAGGATACTGCGGAAGTCGGCCATGCTGTGACTTTCTGTTGGAAACAGGTTAGGACGGATAAAAGCCGCCGAACTGTTGATCCATAAGGTCGTTGTGGGATTGTTGTTGGTGTAGTTTGCAGCCACGGTGCCACCGGCACCTGGTTTAGGATCAAACACAAAGGTGTATTGATTTTGTAATTTGTTGGCTTCTTCGGCCAAGGCACGATAGAAGTTGGCAGCATTATCACCGGCACCCCAACTATAGGCCAAGGTGATAGTTTCTTTTGCTGTTGCTGTAAATGACAGGGCGGCTAATACAACTGCTAGGAGTTTTTTCATACTATTTCCTTAAAATTTAAAATGCAAATTGGTACCAGGGTCTGCAAAGTCGGCTTCGCCTAGATAATAAAACGGACTTATAAATCCAACAAGACCCACGGGTCTGCCCATTTCGTAATTAAAATATTTGGGATCAATTGAATCAACCAGATACTTCAGACCACTTTGCCAAACACGATACGCATGAGTGTCTTGAAAATTTGTGTAAAACCAATGATCCATTTCGTTGTAAAAACTGTTGGTGGGCTTGCTGGTCTGAAATGTTGTAGGGTCATAATCAGGATAGATCAAAGGTTTGACAATGTGTTCAAAAGTAGTGCGTTGTGTAAAACTATAATTGGGCCATCGAACCAAGTGCTGAAGATATTTATTACTTTCTAAATTGAACCAATTTTTTATCATGTGTGCTTGTTTACACAACAGTTCTGGCAGTTCTGGACTCCAGAAAAAATATTCATTAGTAACATTGGTGTAGCCTCCAGTATCAGGGTTGGCTGCATTGGCCTGGATGTCCATAAAATACAGGTACCACTTTTTATCTTTGATGCAGACCTTGGGTTTATCTACACCCCATAACACGCAAACTCGCTGTCCTTGATCCAGCTTTCTTTTGTGATCATCTACTGCATCCACTGTGTGCTTGAACGGGTGTCCGGGCTGAAAATAGTCTCTAGTTTTAAACACCCAGCTTTCGTCGTGTCGACTGCTGAGCATGTCCTCACTATAGTCATGTATGGTGATAAGCGTTTGTGGGCTATGGATAGAAATCCAATTCAGTATGGGCATGGCCGCATACCGAGCCTCACTCAGCGTATTCTCGGGCTTGGTATTAAATGGATCGTCGCTAACGTTCTTCTCGCCGGTTTTGGGATAACGAAACACCACTTCATCTAGATGTATACCATTATTGATAAAAGTATAGGCTACGGTAGCACTGTCGCTACCTCCACTAAATTCTAATCTAATGTAATCGTAGCTGTCTCTAATCTGCTGTGCTCGTATGCGATACAGTTCAAGTAGGTTTGATGTGGGCTCTGATAACCAATCATAGGCGTCAAATACTGCACGATTAAAATTCCATTCTGGAAATTGATTTCGTTGAGATCCTTCAATCAGGGCCATGACTTTGTTGTGGAATTTTTCCTCCCCAATTTGGTAGTACCCTAGTTTGTCATTTTTTTCGATGTTTAGCATATAGTATTTGTGTTTGGTGGGCCTTGTTGGATTCGAACCAACCACCGAGCGATTATGAGTCGCTAGCTCTAACCGAATGAGCTAAAGGCCCTAGTATGTAGTATAACACTAGGCGCCGTAGTTGTCAATGAAATTACGCAGGTCTCCGTACAGATTGGCCATCATGGCTTCCTTGCTGCCAAAAAATACAATCTCTCTGGGATAGTGTTTGATCATTGTGATGTAGTAAGGTTGTTGCAGTCTGCGATCCATATCCACGATCAAACGCGAAGTCACTGCCAAGGGATCCACGGTAAAACGATAGTGTTGCAATTTTAAATGTTCCAGGAATATCTTAACTCCGGCAGTGGTAAGACGCATGCCACCGTTGGGTCTGATATTGTACCACCAAGTGGTGTAAGCAGACTCCGCAGTAAATCCCAGGTCTGGATCAAGTTGGGCTACTAGAGTTTCGGTGAGTTTTCTTTTATTACGCACATCAAGGAAAAATTCTTTCGCCCTGTTTGAGAACCACAACTGAGAACTTGTCGGTCTTGAATTGAGTGTTGAGTTTGCGTGCCAGATTGATAGCATGTCCGGGATTACTGAAACTAACTTTTTTATACTTGGGCCCAGGGTATTGAACCAACAAATTGCTGGTCTTGAGGTTAATAGGTTTGGCATCATAAAACACTGCCCATACTCCTTCGGAACTCAGGACCTGTTCGGTCTTGTAGTTGCTTTTGTTGGTCAGTTCTACCAGTACGTTTGGCTTAGGTCGGCTCATCATTATACTCCTACATTTATTTATGCCAAAATATAGGTAGTTTTAGAACGTGCCGCCGTCCATTTTAATGGTTATTACTTGTTGTTCGGACGCAGGAGCCGATTCTTTAAGGGTCTGTAATTCCAGCAATAAACGAGTAATATCGGCGTGCAGGTCTTTGGCATCGGTCATGCTCATGACAAAATCCTTGATTCCGCGAGCTTCTTGCCCACGCAGGCGATCTACAAAGCGTTGGATATGTAGGCTCATTGATGGTTACTGTGTAGATATGGCTTCAACACAGGTGGAGTCCAACCTTCAGGCTTGAGCACCTTGCCGGTATTATCCTTGTCCACACGGCCAGTGTTGATATTGATCTTGGCCATGTTGGTACGGATCACTTCATCCCAAGCACCTTTAGGATCAGCACCCATGCTGTAGATGGCTCCAATGGTCACTACCATGATATCGATCAAGGCATCCAGATCGCTCTCGGGTGTGGTCGAATCGCGTAGTTCTTGCACTTCCTCTTCGATTAGATCCAGATATAACTTGTACTGATCTCTGTTTTCATCATCAGTGGTTTGGCCACAGGCCTCCATAAATGTTCTTTGGTCTTGAAATGGATTTGTCATTGTATTTCCTCTCGAGTGTGATATGGGCCGTGATAAGCGTAGCGTTGTAGAACAATCAGTTTAGGATCTTGCATGGCAGTCCAAGCCCGACCTTTCTTGACCTGATACCATCCGGCTGCAAACCAACTTTTGCTTTTGCTGGTCTTGGTATAGATTGGTAGTTTCATTTTAACGTCCCACACCGGATTGTAAGCACGTCCGGCTGTGTTGTAACCATGCACTGAATTACTACTGGCACGCTTACGCGGTGCTGTAGTAATCATGGGCGGTTCAAAACGTATGTTGGCACGCTGTTCAACCATCTTGATAGTCTTGTATTGACCAACTACTTGATTGTTGATTTTGATTTGATAACCACCTGCACAGGCTTCTACGTTGCCAACCTTCTGGTCATCTTCTTGTAAAATCCAATACTGTTTGTTAATTACGGGTTTTGCTATTAGGCTCATTGGGCCTCCTTTTGTTTTTTCCTACATTCCGATTTCATAGCCGGAGTAAAGTCTGGACTGATTTCGGCAATTCTACAATCGTAGATGGCTTCCTTGGGTAACACTGAATGGATACCGTACAGCAAAGAAATCAAACTGACTCCTAACACAGTCAACACCATATACATGATCACGTAGGTTCGTCGGTCGCTCACGCTAGGACACCTTTGTAGGTTTCGTTCATCCAGCGTCCAAAACTATCTGCTGACTCGCTACACTTGTTCAATTCATACTTGCCACAGAACTGCATAAAACGCACACCCACCTGTCCAATGTCTTTGTGACTGATTTGTTCACGTATGGCGGTATCTACTACTGTTTTAATATCGTCTGGTTGCGCTGTCAAGTCAATCAAGGTTCTGTTGCGTTCGTAGTCGTCTAAGACCCTGTGCTCTACACCGTCTGGATCTGTCCAGCGTTGTAACATCATGTTGTTCCAGTTGTAGCCCTGTTTCTCTCGATCCTCAAACGCCTCCGTAAGGCCAACCTTATTCTTAGTGCCCTTAGTACGGACGCCCGGGTAAGCCGAGAACACGTTGTCCGACGAATCGCCGCGCATACACTTTTCGAAGAGTAACCATTCTGGGTTAGGGATTTGCTTAGGTTCTTTAGTTTTCTTATCGATGACTGCTTTACCCTTAGCATCAAATATTCCTTCTATTGTAATTAATTCGTCTGTGATACCGTTGTATTGTTTGACATTGGGTGCTACTAATTGAACAAAATCAGTATCACTGCTGATAACGATGTGTTCATCTTCGGGATGTAGTGCGATCCAGCGAGCAATGATATCGTCGCCTTCTGCTGTAGGACATCTTATGACTGAGCAATTAGTCCTTTCAGCCAAGTATTTAGTCAGATTATCGTACGTTTCCCAGAACATTTTGTCTTCGTCTGCTTGCTCTTCGGTTAGAGCGGCACGGGCCACAGCACGGTTATTTTTGTAGGGTTTGTATGCATCTTTGCGCCAGCTTCTGCCTTCCAGCGCAAAAACCACATGATCTGCTTCAAAGCGGCGGGCCACTTTGTTGGCACTCATTAGGGTTACATGGAGGGCAAATCCAATTTTCTCCCACGTGTCAGCGGCACGGAAAGCACCATGCCTAGCACGAAAGAACATATTAGCCGTATCTATAAGAACATATTTCATACTACAATTATAACAGATTTTTGAATTGGTGTCAAATGAATTTATTCGTCATCAAGTAGTTTAATATGTAACGAAACCAGGCCGAGTGCCCGTCTTGTCCAAAATGCCACGATTTTGGTGCTACCGTTTCAATACCTTTTGATCGTATGACCGCATCATAGGTTTGTGCAGGATCATAAGGACCAATGTAATTGGTACCCCATTCCTTTTGTTTTTTAATCAAGGAGAAGTCATTATTGCCGTTGAAGAACAGATGGGCAATACCTTGTGCCGTGAGTTCCAAATGAAATGCCCAGATCTCATCATGTGCTTGTTGAGTCTTGGCTTCCCAATTGGTACCAATCACAAAGTTTCTGTAGCGTTCCTGTGCTTCGGCTGGAACTTGGTCAATGCCACTGGAACCCACTTGATAATAGGTATCACCGTATAACCATTCTTCACGTTCCCAAGTGGACCATTGTATAACAACCAACTTGTCTTCTACACTGTTTTTTCTTTCGTCCAGCCAGGCTCGAGTAGTACGTAGGATCCTAGCATTTGAACTGGCACTTTCGGCCTCCATGTGTAGGCTTACTTTAAGAGTGCGAGCCAACTGTGTAGCCCAGGCCACTGCTTGGTTAGCTGGATGCGGTCTCCGCCCTAAATAAAAATAACTACTGTCATCCATGGCAAATGCATGATTGTTTACTGCTTCTGCAGCGGCAGCGTGACTATCACCGTTGACATATAGTATCATAATAAATTGCTTTCTTCAATGTGTTTGATCAACCGATCTGCCCAAACTGCATGAGCATCTTCGCCATAATGATACCATGCATCGGTTGTGTGGCCTAGCTGCTTTAGATAGTGATAATAGCTGAGATCATTATCATATGGACCAACATAATTATCTTGCCACTCTACAGGTTCTACTATTTTAAAAAAATTGTACATACAGTTAAAAAACAAGTGAGCGGTGTTGTCCAGTTCTTTGTGCAGTTGATATATGTCGTCATGATGCTGTTGCGATTTTGCATCGACTTCGTCGGCTGTTTGCTCAATAACCCACTGTTTGTAGCGTGTGTGTAATTCTGGGGGTAAGCCACTGTGTCCACTGCTGTTTACATCGTAGTACTGTCCATCGTGCAACCACTCTTCACGTTCCCAAGTGGACCAACCAATCAGGATCATTGCAGGTTCATGATCTTTTAAATAGTCTCTGGTGGTACGCAGTATGCGTTGATTACTGGCCGCTACCTGTGCGTGATTTACTAGTGTTAGGCCAAAGTGCCTGGCTACGCGATAGGCAAAAGTTCGTTTTGGATCAACGCCTAGTCCATAACTATGGCTATCACCGTTGACATACAAGATCATTGTTGTTTAAGTAGTTTTACTGTTTCGGCTTCAACTACACGCTTACGTAAACTACTGCTACTAAACGAATGATCTCGGCCGTTAAAAATACATTCAATGCCACGAGTCCAACATTCTTTTTTGCCTGTATATTCTTTGTCCTCGTACTCGACTCCTAGTACACGAATATCAACCGGAAGTATCAACAACAAGTCCACTAAGTCCTGTTCAGTTTGATAAACAACAACTTCGTCAACATAACGACAAGCAGCCAGCTGTATTTGACGCTCCACAATGCTTTGCACAGGTTTGTTTTTGGTATCAGGGCGATCGATAGTAGGATCAGTTTGTAGGCCACAAATCAAGTAATCGCAATGATTCTTTGCTTCAGCCAACATGGCAATGTGTCCTGCGTGTAGCATATCAAAAGTGCTAAAGGTAATGCCGATCTTTTTACCTTCTTCTGTAAGTCGGCGAATATGATTAAAAATCAACTTACCTCACTCCTACCGTCGCCAATGTTTCTTGACTTGATCACACGGTCACGTTCGGGATTCATGGCCTGTTCTTGTTCCCAAGTTTCTAGTACCACATTGCGGCATACCGCAGTAAACCAACGGTCTACAATGTTGGCATCAGTATCTGTTTTGTCCATCATATAGCCATGTCGTACCAGGTCGGCTATAAACTTTGCGTTCCAATCTAGTTCAAATGCACCGGCACTGATGTTTTCAGGATCTACATCCATGTTGACAATATTGACATAGGCTTCGCCCTTTTCTGTGGCAATCTCTTTGGCAGATTTAACTGGGGCTTTTTTTTCTCGAGGTTCGACAGTTTTTACCGCAGGTTTTTTCTTTTTAAATCTATCCAGGAATCCCATTATCTTGTATCTCCATAGTGTATTACTGTCAGGTCTGTTCTTGATCGATCAAACGTCCTCCAAGGATCTACCACAACAGATCCTGGAAGAAAATCAAAATAGTTTACTTCTGTTTGTGTTTGACCAGTATATCCGTAGGTCACTTGTTTATTATGAGCCAATAAAATCACAGCCGGTTCTTCCCAATTGGAAAAAACATCAGTGATGTCATCTGCTAGAGGATCCACGTAGTTGATCTTGTGACCTGTTTGTTCTACATAGTGACCAATCAAGGTACTGTAACTGCCAATACAATAAGGTACATCTGGCTTGTAAGTCTTGCCGTGTATCACTATAGGTAGGTTGTGTTTTTGTGCTTGTGTGACCAAAAAGTCAGATAGATTTTTAGCTTGGCGCTCGCGGGCCAACATGATGGTGTCAAATAGATCATAGCCCACTTCGTACTCCTCGGCTAACCAACGCAAGGCAATGTTGTCGCGAGGATGGCATGCACCAGCATCGCCCATGCCGGCAGTCATGTACTTGGGTCCCATGATACGCATGGTGCTATTGGCCAATGCATCAGTGACCACATCTACATTGATGTGCCCAATTTTCATAGCAAAATCTTGAATCATGTTGGCCAGGCCAACCTTGGCACTGATAAAAGTATTGTAGAAAATCTTAATGGCTTCGCACTCGTCCCAGGTACCAATTTCAATACGTGGATCATTCTGCATGACCGGACGATACAGGTCAACCAGTTCGTGAGCAACACCAGTCCATCTGCCGTCTTCGGTCCCTACCATGATCATTTCAGGATTGACCATGTCCCATTTGACCGATCCCATAGCAATCAAATAAGGATTGTATAGGAATTCGTGTATGGCTTCGAGAGCTGGAACAAAGTAACGACGTGTGGTTCCAGGCAGTACAGTACTAATAAGAACTACTTTTTTAGGTGCGTTGGCATATTGATTGATCTGTTGTATTGCATCCATAACAGCATCGCGACCAAAGTCTTTGGGCGGCATATGGCTACTAGGAACGGATCCATCGTAGCCTTCGGCATGCGGAGTAGGAACGGCAATAAAAATCCAATCGCTTAGTTCAATTACTTGTTTGATATCGCATACCTGTACTGTATCACTGGTTCTAAGGGCAATGTCGTAGCCACGCACAGTGTAATGTTCAGCAAACACTTCGGCACAATCAAGTCCTAACTTGCCTAATCCAATAAACCCTATGTTCATCTATACTCCATATTTTAATTTTAACATCAACATCTCTTCACGGCTATACCAACGAGTCCATACGGCAGGATCTCCAGGGCCGCTGATAACATATTCAGCACAATAGGCTAACGTAAGACATAACCATCGACCACTGACATGACAACGGCGAGGCCACAGTGACCATACAAGTTCGGTCTTGGCACGATTTAAAAATCTTTTATCGTCGTATTTGTCTGGTCCAATATGTTCTGGAATTGGCATATAATTGATATTGTATAATCCCTGAGGAAACATTATTTGCCCCAACCGTTGCCCCACAGGTCTACGTGTAATCGTGGACTATAATTAAATCCACGGTCACAGCAGATGTTGGCAATGTTTAATTTATTACTTTCATATGGATCTACTACACCGCCTTGTGGCATCAAGTATACAACACCTTGAAATCCACCTGCCCTAAATGCATCCACAGCTCGAATTGCTTCGTCTACGTGGTCTTCGGTTTCAACAACAAACTTAAGATAGGTGTGTCCAAATGCTTGATATTCATTAACTACTTCTGGACAGATAGCATCTTCCCACTTCTCTCCTGATGCACTCAGTTTAGCACTAACACTAAATGTAACTTCTCTTAGGAATCCAGGACCATCAAGTTGCCAATTCTTTAAGAATGCTTTAAAGTCTTCTGATAACTTTTGTGTTCCGTTGGTTTCAAATGTAATATTCCTCAAGTCCTGCATGCGAGGATGACTCAACAACTCGCCATAAGCACGTTGCCAGCCCAATAAAGGTTCTCCACCCGTAATGACCAAGTGTACATCATTACCGTTGTTCTGTTTCCACATTTTGTTGGGAGTTAGTGCTAACATCTGATCTACTAGATCTTCTGTAGTAACAGTAGGACTTAGATGCTTGAACGCAGGATGCCAACTTGCATAACTGTCACATCCGGTTTCTACCAAAGGTAACTCTAAGAAACTATTGTACATATGAACCACTTCGGCCACATCGTCTGCACCTGTTGACTTTTCACCTGGCTTGCAACCAAACCCTGAACAGGTAAAGTTACAGCCATAAGTGCGTAAGAACACACTAGGCACACCAACAAACCGACCTTCGCCCTGTAGACTATAAAATATTTCGCTTACTTTGATTTTCATTTCCACCACTCTTCCCAAGGAAAAACAATCCAACAATCTTCTTCAGCCTTATTTAGATCAACGGCTGAATAGCTAACATTTAATTCACTCTTACTAGATTCATTATCACACAGCACAGCCACACGCACATTGTTACCCCAAACAAGATGCCACCGAGGCTCATTGGGAAAACAACTGCTTTGCCAATCTTGTTTGATCCAGTTTAGTGTAGCACCCGAGTCATTGATATCATCTACAATAAGAATATTTTTACCACGTGTGCTGCGAGTAGGATCACTATCAAATGTGGCACCGTCATAGCCAAATGCATCCTCGGCCATCCACAAGTTGCTTTCGCTATCGCCACCATCACGTAGTTGCACCTTGAGTGTTTCCATTCTGCAACCCAAATACTGACTAATAAGATTGGCCGGAACTAGACCGCCTCTTGTAAGGCCTACCACATAGTCTGGACGCCAGCCATCCGATTGTATTTGACGCAGGATTTCTTGGGTCTGTCGTTCAACATCTTGCCATGTATAATATAGTTTGTTCATACACTATTATACACTATTTGTTCAAGACTTTGCAAGATCTTTCTGATAGATATCCATCCAATACGCAATCATTTCGTCCATAAGTTGTTCAAAACTGTAGGTAGGAGCCCAGTCCAACAAGTTTCTTAACTTAGAGCTATCACCGCGTAAGTATGGTAATTCTTCTGGACGCAGGAACTTTTTGTTCTGTACCACATACTGACTATAATCCAAATCCAATTTGCCAAACACATAGTTACACATGTCACGCACACTACGAGTTTCGCCTGTGGCAACCACAAGGTCAACCGGTTCACTATGGTTAATAATTTTGTGCATGGCACGCACATAGTCGTAGCTGTGTCCCCAGTCGCGATAGCTGTCCATGTTGCCCATTTCTAACTTGTCTGTGAGACCTAGTTTGATCTCCACAGCACCTTTGACAACCTTGTTGGTCACAAAGTTTGATCCACGACGTGGGCTTTCGTGATTGAACAGGATACCGTTGCTGGCATGCAGTTTGAATGCTTCGCGATAGTGACGCACAATGTTGTAGGCAAATACTTTACTGCAACCATAAGGGCTTACTGGCTTCATGGGTGTAGTTTCACGTTGATACAGATCTTCGTCTACACCTTTGCCAAACATTTCACTGGAACTGGCCTGATAAAAACGTGCTTCTGGGCAGATGCTTTTGTAGGCTTCCAACAAGTTTAGCACACCAATGCTGTTGGTTTGTGCTGTGAACTGCGGAATGTCACTGCTGATACGCACATGACTTTGTGCACCAAGATTGTAAATCTCATCGGGCTTAAACATGCGGAGAGCACGTTCCAAACTGCTTTGATCGGTAAGATCGCCGTATTCTAATTCCAACGGAAGTCCATCTACACGATTGCGCTGATGCTCTACTGTGCTGTTACGTCGCACAATACCAGTTACTCGGTAACCTTGTTCCAACAAATGCTCGGCCAAGTAACTTCCATCTTGTCCAGCAACTCCGGTGATAAATGCAGTTTTTTTCATAATAGTCCTAGGGTTTATTTTCCGTCAAAAATGCTGTCTGTTCTAAATGTATCGGCTTCGTAGTCAGCACCGCCTCTTGGGCCTTCGCTGAACACAATAAATTCGCTTTCGGCATCATCCAAGTAACGTAAAGCATGGATCTCGTTAGGTGGTGTACTGACCAAGTCACCTACTTCTACCATGACCATTTGACTAGGTTCTGTAGATCCTACTGGCTTGTACCAGTATTCCATGCGACCCTTGGTCATTAGCATGTGTTGGGTTGACTCTTTGTGATAGTGATTGCCACGTAGGCTGTGTGGTTTGGTATTGACCACTGCTACATGGTGAATTTGTGTGTTATAAAATATGTCAGCAATGACACCACGGTCATCTGTGTGACGTTCGAGACCATCGATATTATCTTTGAATACGTTTACTTTTTTCATTGTGATAGGAACCTTATGTTGGGGTTGATATTTATTAGTGCTTGCTTGAGTGGCTCACTAATATTCCAGCTCAAAATTAAAGCATAGGGCTTTTCATGTTGAGCAAACTCTTGATCACTTAGCACCGGAATTCGTGTAAGTGGAGTGTATTTGCCTTGCTTGTGTTCGCTAGCGTCAGTAACACAGTGCAGGTGCGAAGCAGTAAGTCCGTGCCAGGTTAACCAGGTATTGGCCTTGGCAGCAGCACCAACACCAATAAACACAGCATCGGGTTCAGCTAGACGTATTTGATAAAAGTTGTGTAGCCATGCATCACGTTGCTGTTCAAATTGTCTTTGCAGGTTGTGATAAAAGCCCACACTGAATAGACCAATTTGTGTTTCTCTAGCGATATAATCTTCAACCACTATGGGTATACCAGCACCAGTAGCATGGCGAGCAATCACACGAATGCTACCACCGTGATAGTTGACAAGATCCACATCTTCAATTTCCAGCCCGGCTGCTTGTAACAAATTCCATGCACTCTTGACAGTAAAGTAACTGACATGTTCGTGATATACTTGATCCGGCAAAGTGCCACGTTCAATAGTACTGAGCCAGTAAGGCAATTCAAATACAAAACGTCCGTCCGGTGCCAACAAGGCCGCTACACCCTTGGCGAAATCTACAGGATCGTTGGCATGATTAAACACATTGTTGGCAATGATCAATGAAGCAGGTCCGTGGGCAATTTCAGCGGCCTCGCCCACAGCACGATCAAATACTGAATGTATGCAAGCTACACCACGTTTAACAGCCAGCCCAACCATGGCACCTGAACTGTCAATGCCTAGCACTCGTGTGGTGTCGGACTTGAACTGATGCACAAGATAACCATCGTTTGATCCAATTTCAACCACAAAGTCTTGCTCTGGAAAACGTGCTTTCATAGTGTTAGCATATTCATCCCAATGGTCCCGAGCAAACTTGCTGTTGCTAGAAGTATAGCTGTAGCTGTAAAGATTATAACGATCTTCGGCGTTGCTGATGTAACGCAACTGTACACTACCTGAATCGGCGTTCATCCATACTTCCAAAGGAAACACCGGTTCACTGAGATTTAACTGTTCTGGCTTGACAAAAGTGTCAGCATAGGCATGCTGTCCAAGATCTAATATCTTGACAACAGGTGCTCCAGAAATTAAACAGTTATCGATTGATTGGCTGTGAGTCAAGCTGTGCGCCATAATAAGGTCCATTTTTAATTTCAACGATAACAGCATCGTCTATTACTTCTAATGTATGCCCGCCACGATAGGTAGTCATACATTCACCGGCGTCTAATACAAAAGTATCAATAGCGGTATCGTCTATGTCAAACAGTTGTACTTCCACCTGTCCTGAAAACACTACCCAACATTCTTGTGTGCCGACGGTTTGTCGTGCGGTAGCCACATGTTTGTGCGGATTAACTTGACGTCCTTGTTTTAAACTCATAGCCGAAACCTGTAGGATCTCGTCAACATCTGCGCTATCCACACGTCCTGGTGCCATGTTGCGTGTGTCCAGTACAGATACCAACAGTTTTTGGTCTATGCGGCTAAGGATATGTTTGCGATTCATTTTACTGTTACCGTTATCACATGCATGGGATTCTCTAACACGCCGATTACCTGGAGGGCCATGTCTTCGGCAGTGGCACCACGATGGCCACTCATGGGCGATTGAAATGCACTGGGTTCTACCACAGTCAATTGGTTGTTACTGCCACGTTGTACTAGACCTTGCACGAATTCGCTTACAGCACGCTTGCTTTGATTGTAAGTAAGTCTGGCCACAGTCACATCTGGCCAGCTGGTCCATCTGGCGGCATAGCTAGACACCACAACAATACGTTGATCTCTAGCTACATCATTCAATTGACCAACTAGATAGCAAGGTCCTACGGTATTGGTCATCCACATGCTCCAGACGTCTGTGCTGATTTCACCGGCGGTTACTACTACACTATCATAGGTAGCCAACTCTGGAATCAATTGATCGCACTGTTCACGATCGGCAACATCAAAAATACTGTGTGGATAAATTTGTACTTCGCCTGAGTATTGCTCAGCAATGGCTCGTGCAAGAGTACCGCCACCAACAATGGCTAATCTACTAGGCATTATCCTTGACAATTCTGGTGGTGTTGGTGATAGGATCGCGTACAGTGTGGAACTGTATCATCTGCTTGTTAATGTCATTTTCTTTGAGCTTGGCCCAGGGATCCTGTTGATTCATTTTGACTTGTTTCCACCAATCAATACTCATGCCTATGCTCAACATGTGTTCGGCCAATTTATCAGTGTCGTCGATGCGACGTTGAATGCGTGGTTGATTATGAAAGTCTCTAGGATCTAAAGGATTGCCTTCAAATCGCATTTTGTTTTTGCTGGTGTCATCTTCTTCACCGGTCAAGTCAGACTGATCGTGTGTTACATCAACTTCGATAATTTCCATCAAGTCCAACATGTAAGCAATTTGACTCACTTCTGCATCAATCATTTGATGCAAACTGATATATCCTAGTGTTTCAATCCAGGCCGCTGGCACTATAGGAAAAATACTGTAAGGATGATCGTTGTGGGTGTGTACTTTTAACAAACGGAACTGTCCAGTATAGGAATCCACAACGGTGTCCCAATCTTGGGTATTCATAATGGCATCGTCGTTCCAGACAAAGATCCATTCAGCATCGGCTGACTCGGCCAAGGTATTGTAATAGCGATTTAGTGCGGTATAGCCTAGTCTATCAAATCCCATGACAGCATATTCTACACCGGATTCGTCCAGGTACGGCTCAATTTCCTCGTTAAAGTAGTTGAGTCCAATCTCGTCATCGTGGTCTAGACCCATCAGCAACTGTATGTTGTCTAGATTTTTGGCCTTGTCAATGATGCTGGTTACGCTACGCTTTAGTGAATCTGTGCGTCCACGTGTGGGTAATAGGATTGCAATTTTGTATGTTTTAGTCATGGTGAGATATTTATAGGCGTATATAATGGCCGGTAAAAATCAGCCCTCGTAAATAGCACTGTTAGCACCGTGTTCTGCACATTCAACTCTAACGCAATAACACCGACCTTTGGATTCTTTACGTATCAATCGATCTGCAAAATTAAAAGCATGCTCAGCAAACTTCTCTGCACCTACACCATCAAAGATCCTGGTTTCTGCCAAACCTAATGTTTCTAGTTCTTGGAACTTGGCCAAGTGTGGATCAGAACGATCTAGAGCCAGCTTGTGATCAAAGCTGTCTTCAAGCCAGGCTTTGAGCTTTTTAAGACCACCAAAGTCCACTGCCCAATTTTTATCATCTAGGTGATCACACCCAAATGTAAATGTGAACGCTAAACTGTAACCGTGTAGCAGGTGACAATGTGAATGATCAGCATTGGGTTGACGGAACACCGCACTCAATCCAATATTATGACCGTAATGTTTTGTTGAATAATACTTTGCCATTCTTATTCTCCTATGTTAGATTATAGCATAGGCGGCAGAGTTTGTAAAGCGGGATGACGCCGTAAGGCCGCTTGAAGCTACTATTTACTTTTGTTCTTGGGGCGACTCAGGTTTTGTTGGAGGCATTACTCGATCAATAGCCGGATTAACATATGGCTCTACTACGGTTTTTTGAGCGGTGCCCCAACCGATTGCACTGAAGAAGCCAATCACTATCCAGGTGCCAATCAATTCAAGGATCATTTTTTATAGTTGCCCTTGCCTGGTATTGTATTTCTTACACCGCCTACTGGATCCTCAACATCACCTGCCTTGCGTGGTATAAGATGGATGTGTGGATACATGACAGTTTGTCCAGCGACTGTACCGCTATTGTAACCAATGTTGAACCCATCGCACTCTCCTTCTGCAACCATATGATTGCCATCTGCTAGGGCATCTTCAAACGCTTGCACAATCCAATTGGGATTGTCATCTTTGGGCACATATAATCTATGCCCTGGAGTACATGGATACCGGTCTAAATATACTGCAACCAAGGGACGATCTTTTATCTGGTTGTCCCAGGGTGCTACGCCTGCTTGTTGTGCGTCTAGTAGTGTTGTCATATTAGTCTATCCAAAATCTAAGTTCTGTCATTGCTCGATATTGTCCATCGGTTGTGCTCATAGCACTTAATCTTAACTGTGTTTGTTTAGTCAACTGATTGGTATAAAGTGCCCGCACATAACCGGTAGTTTGATTCTGTACTGCCAGTGTTTTGTTAGTGTACATGATATTACCTGTATTGTCAACACTGGTAGGCAATTTAGCTTCCACTGATCCTGACAGTACCACAGGTTTGATACCGGCATAAAATCCTAAATTGCCTTCACGTTGTACATCGCCGAATCTGTATCCAGTTTCAGCCCATGCACCCCACATGTTGTTGACCTTGGTAATCAAACCTGGATTGATGTTGGTAGTTACATTCATCAAGCTGGCCTGTGCGCTGAATCCGCTATTACGATAAGTGACCACATTGTCCATGATCCCTGAACCAGTAACTTCTCCCCAAGCACCGCCAAACGCAATCCACGGATTGGTATTTAAATAGGTGTATTGCGCACCAATACTCCATTTACCATAACTGTAAATCTTAGGTACGCCTATGGTATATTGTGTAGGCTTGTTTAACGCACTGATATTATTGGCATCTCTTCCAGCATAGTCAGTACCCATACGCATACCGTTGACAGTGGTCAATTGACCATTGACCAAATACTCCGCATGACTAGTCAACTCGTATTGATCGTTGTGTTCTGTGTTGTAACCAAACGCATTGATTCTGCTTACGGCCATTGGAGTCAAGTTTAGGTTGTAACTACGGCCTGCCATGTCCATGGCCACCACCGATCCGTCACCAAGATTAACGCCGGCTATGAATCCATTTATAGCCTTGTATCCACCCGCAGTAGGCAAACTCAAATCACCAATGGGTTTAAATATGGAGTCTTCCTCAATGATGCCCACACCGTTTATGTACGAAGCTACAGTACGGGCCAAAGCATCGTTGGCCTGTGGCACAGTCATGTAGGGCCATTTTTTCAACATTAAATTCACGGCTGTTTGTGCTGTGGTTACGCTCTGGCTACCTAGGGCACTGATATACACTGCTAACTGTCGATCCGATCCATTCATATAACTCACGGCCGAAACCAAGTACATCTTGCCGTCGGGGCCCTTGACCACGTTCACAGTATGATTGTTTGCATCGCCACCAGCTGACGCTTTGACCTGCGCCAGATAATCACTCAATATCGTTGCATAAGTAGCCACGTACTTGCCATCGGCACTTTTTAACAAAAACTGACTGCTGGTACCCGAATTGTCGCCGCCTGATACCAGGATATCGGTTAGGCCGTCACCGTTAAGGTCCAAGAATTTGGGTTGATAGGTAGTGCGAGTATTGGTGTTGTATCCAACCAGGATTGAGTCAGTTACATCAGTAAATGACCCAGAGCCGTTGTTTTTTAGGAATTGTATTTCACTGTAGTTGTTATTGACACCAGGTGCTGTAATGCCAGGTTGGCTGAATACAATAGCATCCATGACCGAGTCACTATTGAAATCATGTGCAGCTACTCGGACATTATGACTGTCGGTAATTCCTAATGCCGCCCATTTTGGCAAGTTAAATCTGGATGTGGGCAACACCGCAAGCTCATTGAAACTAAGATTGTTACTGCTATCAATACTCCAACTCCACAATTTTTGTACGGTACCACCGGCTGACCAGTTGTCTGTGGTAATAAAAGTACTGGAGCCGTTGTTCAAAAAGTCTGCCACTGCAATACTGCTACCGCTTAGTTGTGTACCTGACGTAGCTGTGTAGGTTCGAAAACTGCTGACTCGATCGTTAATGGCTAGAGTGCTGTTTCGAGCATTGGCATCCAGGATCACAATATCTTTGTAGCCATCGCCATTAATGTCGGCTATAGCTGAATCATGGGCACTGACATTGGCCGCAATAGCTTGTCTAGTAAAACTGGTTCCATTGTTGATCCATACATAGGCTGGCCCATTGTCGGTAAGACTCCAGTCTGTGTAGGGTGCGGTAAACATGTCAGTACGACCAGACTTGAAGAAGTCTGCAAATTTTACGGCGTTGGTACCTAAGATGATGTTGCTGTCGCCGGTGAACCATTGCGCTGTTTTGTCTACCAAGGTACCGTTAGACCAACTGAACATACTAATCCTGGTGCTGGCCCAATCCGTGGCAGAGGATTGTGCTGTAGATGCTCCAGCAATGATTACATCTTCACCGGATCCTGATATGTTAGCCACATAGGTATCACCAACAAAATAAGTGTATTTGTTGTTGACTAAGGGATCAACTGTGCCTACCCTGACAGGTGTGGAATACGGAACTTCGGTTCTAAGGTACGAGTTACCAGATGAATACGGGCTACCGCCACCACCACCACCACCGCCGCCACCACAGGCTTGTAGTAATACAGTAGCGGCCGCTGCGGCTATAGCAGTCCTATTAAATGCCTGTACCTTGCGCATGCTGGCTCCAAAAATTTACGATATGCTACTATTATAGCTTATTGTTCTTTTTGAGTCAAACTGTTAGGTGTGGGTTTTTTACAACAAAGTTATTAGGCTCTTTGTCCTCGTAACCACTCATCGACTCTTTGTTCGGCTTCGGTTTGGCTGATAGCAGGAACGGTAATTTCTACCTGCTCACCCATGACATGGTTAAGTGTGTAAGGAATTGGCGCACCGCAGAATACAATATCTTCCATGTCGCGGAATACTGCAAACTCTTGTAGATTTTTTGCTCGATCTATTGCCTCTGCGGCTAACACGTTGATATTTTTCATCTTGGAGCAAACTCCTGTTGTAGTTTGATATTGTCCATGAACTCTTTTTTAGTTCCGGCATCTGTTAAAAAAGCACCTTTTAATACTGTGGTCTGTGTCAGACTGCTATGAGCCATAATGCCACGATTCTCGCAACAACCGTGTGTGGCCTGTATGTAAACAGCCACGTTCTCTGATTCAGTAGCCCGCATTATTTCTCTTGCGATGTCGTTACATAGTTCTTCTTGAAGTGTGCCACGACGACTACACCACTGAGCGATCCTAGTATATTTAGACAGGCCAATAAGTTTATTTGCGGCGATGATTCCGATGTAAGCAACACCAGACACAGG